TGCTCCTGTTCGAGTACACTGATAACGTCCTCAAGGGTGCGTCGATCCAGTTGCAGCGCGTCTACGGCTTGCCGCAGCCGCTCGATCTCGTCCAGAAGCGCCAGGACTGTGCTGTGCTCCAGTTCGATCATGTCCCAGTCGCCCGCGGGGCCTGCCTCCGCGATCCGCCACAACTCCGCCAGGCGCTCCGGTGTCATCTCACCCACGCTCCCCAGCCTCCTCTCCCTCATGCCAGCCTGCGTCATGCTGTTGCCTCCCTCCACGCCTGCATGAACTCGTCTAAGCCGTACTCATCGATGCGCGCCATGAGTTCCACAAGCCTGTCTAACTGCTCTTGGCTGATCTGTCCTGTGTCGTGAAGCCCGTGTACCGCCTCGAGAAACCGAATATGCAGCCGATCTAAATCCCGCTCAACCTCGCTGCTTGGCATCTCGCAATCCCTCCAGATACCGCCGTTTCTCATCAACGTTCATGTCCCTCAGGACCGATCTCTCAGCGTCCAGCTTGACGTAGACCTTGCCGCCGTCCTTGGCGTAGCGCACTTTCTTGACGTCGATCTCCATGACACCTTGGATTTTCGTGTAGTGAGGCGCTGTCTCGTCCGTCCACTTCTCCTCGCGGTGCAACAGGAGGATCCCATCCGAGTGCTGCTCGATCACTCCCGACTCATACAGGTCGCTGATCTCAGGCCGCTTGTCCTGGCGACCAGAAAGAGCACGGTTAAGCTGACTCACCATGATGACCGGCACCCCGATCTCACCCGCCAGAGCCCGCAACTTTTTGACGTTGTAGGCCACGGCGTGGCGCTTTTCTCGCATTCCAGGCGGGTCCTCGAGCATCGTCAGGTAGTCGACAACGATCATGTCGATGCCCCACTGAGCGTCGAGCACTCGAGCAAGCGACTGGATATGCCGGACACCGATCTCCCGGTTGTCGCAGATGAAAAACGGCAACCCGGCAATCTTCGAAACTCCATCTACGACTCGAGTCTTCACTTCAGCCGTGACACGTCTCGAAAGGTCGAAGTCGCCCACGTAACGAGCTACCATGCGCTCGAGTAGTGCGTCCCGGTCCATCTCGAGCGACACGAACAGGACCGTATGCCCCGTCATCGCCGCATGGTGCGCCAGGTGGAGTGTCAGATGCGTCTTGCCCACTCCTGTTCCCGCGCCGACCGTGTAGAGGCACTTGGCGCGGAGGCCCTTGAGTTTGGCGTTGAGTTCCGACAGGCCGCACGGGATGGCTTTGACGAGCGGTGCGCCACTCTCGAGCTCATCCAGTCGTTGCAGGAGGCTCCGAGCCACGTCGCCGATCTGTACCGCGTCCACAAGCTCCCGGCCGCTCACCGCCTCGGTCGCAAGCCGGATCGTCTCTGCATCGACGTCGGAGGAAGAGAGGCTATCGTCCTTGGATACTTGGGCGATGGCCTGCGCAGCCTCCCAGATGCGGCGCCTGTGTGCTCGTTCCCCGAGGAGCGCCATGCTCTCGTCCCACGAACCGAACGCCGCTTCGCCGGATGCGTGTTCCATGAGCGCTTGAGCCTCTACGGGGCCGACATCGCTGCGGAGGATACCGTACACAACCTCCCGGATCACGCGACCGTGGCGATCCCGGCATTGCACCAGGGCATCGTAGAGTGTCCGAGCGTGCTTGCTCGAGAAGAGCGCCCTCCCGCCTCGCCGCTCCAGATCGTCGAACCGGCGCGCGTCCTCGAGGACAAGGCCGAGCACCCTGCTCTCGTCGGTGTCGAAGTCAGTAGCCGTCACGTCGCCTCACCTCCCGCAGCCTGCTGGAGTCGTGCAAGCTCGGCGTCGATCCAAGATGTTTCGTCGTAGGCCGGAGAGGCGCGGGGGTGCGTGGTCCTCTGCCTCCGCTCTCGTTCGTGCGCTTCGGCGGCTTCGGCAGTAAGTAGGCCGTCGTCAAGAAGCCGCTGCATGATCCGGCGCAGATGTTTTGGACCGCGCCCGTCGGACAGCCGATGCTCGTATATGGCCCACTTGATGGCAGATGGTTGCAGGCCCTTGGCTTCGAACTCGTCGATCACTTCGAGGCTTGTCTGAGGACAGACGGTGCCGAATGACTGCTCGTAAAACTTGAGTGGCGAGATAGTGTCGTCGGCGATCTGGGCGGCGGGGGTGGCGGCGGCAACGGGTGGTGTCTCCCGTTTCTTACTCGCACTAGCATTACTACCACCACCACTAAGGTTAGGTACGGTACGGTTAGGTACGGTGCCGCGCAACTTTTCGCGGTCGACCGTTGTACCGTCCGCGGGTCGACCGTCGGTCGACCGTTGGTTGTTGGTGCGACGTTGGCGCGATCTCTCGCGTTCTTTCTCCCGCTTCTCGAGGAGTTTCCCGGCGTAGTCATACCAGTCGTGGAGGCGTCTCTCGCCATCTCGCTCATCAATGAACCCCGCCTCCGTAAGGGCGGCAACGAACTCAGTAGGGTCGCCTCTCCACTCGGCGGCCTCGGCAAGCTCATAGTCGGTGATGTCCCCGAGATTTCCGTCTGACGGCACGTTGTCCAACCCCCACCACCACAACAAGTGCAGATGGCCGATCAACGTTGCGCGGTCGACCGACAAACGACCGGCGGCCCTCAACGTCTTTCGGTGCTTCGCAAGTGTCTGGTGCGACTCGATCCACGCCACGCCTACCGCCTCCGTCTAACTCGCCTTCCTACCCACCGTCAACATCTGCCTGGCCCACGCCGCAATCTCAGCCGGGCCCATCTCCTCGACTCTCTGGCTGATCCGGTCTGCACCCTCGCTCGTCAGGTGTCCCATTTCGGCCAGCTCCCACACCACGGCGCAGAGTCGAAGCCGGATGCCGTTGAGTTTATCTGCCATCGTCCCACCTCCCGCTCATGCTCTGAAAACCGCGTCCATGTACGCCCTTATGAAACGCGCCGCGAGGACTGGAACGATTGCATTGCCCGCACCCCGCAGGAGAGCCACTCGTCCGGGTAGCCCATCAACCAGAGGCTCAAGGCCGGGTTTAATGCGCCTTGCGGTGCCGTCTGCGCAGGGGACCCAGACGTAATCCCCCCACGGCCTGCAGAATGCGCCGTCCTCGTCAGCGATGTCCAGGGGCTCTCTTTCCGCACACGATTCTTCGCGTCGTCGGCCAACGGCGTAGGCCAACCGGCTAGCCGTGCCTGATCCTCCAGATTCCGCGCTTGCCCCTTTATCCATCGGGTGCCCTTTGCGTCGCCACGTGCCCGGGGAATATGCCACCCACCATAGCCGTTGTCGGATGTGCGGCGCGCCGACGCTCGCAGCCGGCAAATCGGCGGCCCCGACGGCATATCCCATTGCTTCCAGGTCAGCTCGTACTCCGGCGAGCCATCGACGGCCATCAGAGCTTGCAACCTGCTCGCCAAAGATAACTGGAGGTCTACACTGATCAATGAGCCAACGCCATGCCCACCATAAGGCCCTCGGGTCGTCATCCCCCTTTCGAGCGCCTGCCGAGGAGTAAGGATGGCAAGGGCAGGATCCGGTCCACACGGGCCACTCATCCGGCCATCCTGCGAGCCTGAGCGCATACGGCCATCCGCCGATCCCGGCGAAGAAGTGAGCGTGTCGGTATCTAGCAAGCTCGTCTGGACGTACATCCTCGATGCTCCTCTCATCCACTACGCCGGCGGGGATCTGATCTGCTGCCATGAGTTCGCGCAACCACGCTGCCGCTTTGGGATCGAACTCGTTGTAGTAGATCACGTCCCCACCTCCCGCATATCTGTTGTGCGCATGGCGCATCCTACACTCGCGCCCTGTGCGCCTGTGGCGGCGGGGTTGATAACGCAGGTGCCCGCCAGTCTGCGCGCCTCCCGCCTAACGGCGTTCATCGGCGTGGGTCAAATATGGGTATGGAGTCGTGACTTCCGGTGCCAATGGCATCACCCCCTCTAAGTGCCCGCCAGTCTGCCGCGTCACCTCGTGCCAACTATCACGCTCTCCCCGCGACGCCACGATCCAGGACCGGTCTGAACCCAACCGTCAGCGACGCGTCCTGCATCCTCCAGCTGCTTCATGCGTTCGTACATACGCCTGGACTCGTCCGACACGTTCTTCCCGGTCGCGAGCGCCGCTTCGTACATCCGCTCCAGTTCATCCCACGCCTCGACCATCGGACCCCATATCGGGTATCGCTCTGCAACCTCCCGGAGCCGTCCACGCCATTCGGGGATCAGCTTGAGGAGTCGATAGCAACGCCCAAAGTCGGATGGATCAGCAGGTGGACGAGGCCCGAAAATGCCGTTGTACTCCACGCCCATCATCACGGACCAAATCGTCTCGCTCGAAATGCCTGTGTCGCCGCCAACGATCCATTCCAAAGCCCTCTTGTCCATCTCTATCCTCCTTTCTGTGCTGTACTCACTGGTGCCGGGTTGATACGCTCAGCCCGGCAAAGCGGCGGGTCTCACGCTCCCCGCGGCGGCACCATGCCATGTAGCGATCAGTGAGCGTCTGATGCCCTCTGATCGACCCTCGATCCAACGCTCCATCCTCGGCAGCGCGCTCCAGCCGGTTTGCCGACCCTCATCGCACGCCGCCTCATCGCGACCACCCCCCGCTCACCTCTGCCTCAAAACGGCACGTCGTCGGGGTTGAAGCCGCCGCCCTCATCGCCTGCGCTGTCCGGGCGAGGGCCGACAAACGTGATCTCCTCGACGACGACCACGACCTTGCTGCGCTTCTCGCCATCCTTCTCCCACCGCTCCTGCTGGAGGCGTCCGGTGATGCCTACCTGCCGCCCCTTGGCGAGGTTATTGGCGGCGAGCTCTGCCGTCTTGCCCCAGAACGTGAGTTCGAACCAGTCCACCTCGTCCCTATTGCCCCGTCGTGGCACGGCGATGGAGCAGGTCGCCACCGCCGTGCCGCTCTGCGTGTAGCGGAGCTGCGGATCGCCGCCGAGTCGCCCGATCAGCGCGACTGTGTTCATACGAGAGCCTCCTGTTCATAGCCGGGCACCGGATCCGGCTGCATCTCGCCCAGCGCCTCGCCCGTCGCCCGCTTTGCGTCCCGCCACTCCTGCACGGCCTTCTTGACGCCAGCCTTGGCGTTCTCGTTGCCCTGGGCGGCGGCGTTGCAGTAGTCGGCGAGGGGTTTGAGCTTCGCAATGTCCACCTTGTCGGGCTTTGCGCCCAGTCGAAAGTCGATGAAGTCGGCGTAGTCCTGCGGGCTCATGCGGTGCGCCTTGTGGAGGTAGGCGAGTGCCATCGCGTTGAGGTCGTCGCGGTTGGGTGTAGCGTTGGCCGCGCCGTTCGTTGTCGGGGCGGGCGTTTCAATCTTCGGCGGCGTGACGTTCTTCATGGGCGACTTGATCTCGCCCGTTTCCATGTCCACATCCACCGCCGTGGCGTCCGGCACCGTGGCAACCTCCGTCTCATCGAGCCAGCCGAGACCGCAAATCGAGAGCGTCACACGGCGCTTCGCCTTCGTTTCGCATTTCATAATCGCGTTCGCGAGAGCGTCTCCCTTGAGCCCGGCGATGCTCACCGCGCCGATGGCCTCGTCCGTGCGTCCATTCCTGTCCTTGGCTCGGGCCGTCACGACATAGATGCCGTTGTCGTGCATCTCCCGACTTGTGATCTCCACGCTCACCCCGTTGATGGAGCGCAGTTGATCCGTGGCGTCTCGCTTGGCGTAGAGCGTGAGCTTGCCGTTGAGGTTGATGTACTCGAAAGGCTTGGTGAACGGGTTCAGACCGAGGCTGTCACACACCGTTTTGTAGTAGGCCACCCGCTCCGCCGGCTGGAGTTGTGAGAGATCGCCCTGTACGACGACCCGCTCCAACACCGCCGTTTTCTCGTTACTCGCTACCGCTAGGGCCGTGGTATTGCGTGCCATCAAACAGCCCTCCCTTTCTCAGCGATCCTAATCTGTGCATGGAGCTTCATGTGTTCGCTCCGAGTCATCACCATCAGATTCTCGGGTCGGTTGTCCGTCTTATCACCGTTGATGTGGTGAACAACCTCATCGTCTCGTAGCGGTCGTCCAATCATCTGCTCAGCGACCAATTTGTGCTCTGCGTAGTAGGGGGAAACCCGATGCCTCTGCATCCTTACATAACGGTAGCCATTGCTCTCGACGGTGCCGCCCTTCCAGTTGGGGTTTCCCTCACCACTGTGCTTGACGGGGATGTATTGGCGGCTACACTCGGGAGAGCAGAACACTCGTTTCTGACGGCCCGTAGCAAGAGAGCGCGCCTGCCTTCTGTCGGGAGTAAACAGCACGCCGCAGTTCGGACACTCGACGGGATCACACCGATACTTGCGCTGGGCCGCTTGTGAGCACTCACGACTGCAGTAATGCGCCTTCTTACTGGGGTCGTTTCGGGCCTCAAACAACTGCCCGCAGTGACGGCACGGTTTGGTGATCGTAGCCATCACTCACTCACCTCCTGCACTTGCTCCCACACGACGCGCTGCGTCCGCTCCCACCGGGCGTAGACGCGCCGCTTGCCGTCGTCGTACCCCCGCTCCCTCGCCCTCCGCTCGATCTCGCTCCGCACGGCCCGCTCGATCAGCCGCCAGTCGCGCTGCATGTCGTAAGCGACGGAGAGCAGCGCGCCGAGGTCGAGATCCTCCAGCTCGTGCAGTTCGATCCTTTCGCCCGTGTCGGGGCGGACGACTGTCAGCGTCTCCGTCCCCCGCCCCACCGTGCCGATGCTCACGACTGCTCCTCCTCGTAAGGACCGAGGAGCCGTTGGACGTAGGCTTCGATCTGACGCGCCTTGTCGGCGATCTCTCGACATGCCCGCTCGATATCGTTAGAAACCGGGGCCTCTCGGGCGAGTTCCCACATGGCGTCCGCCGTCGAAGCCACATCCGCGGCGTACTGTTCAAGATCGGTCAGCTCTTCGATCTGACACTCTGTGAATCTCATCACGCTTCTCCACCCTCCAGGTTGCGCCCCGGCCCCAGCCGTGGTAGACTGGAGCCGAGGGCGCTTGAGTTTGTCGCCAGCCAGCCCTACGCGACCACCGTTGCCGCGGTGGTCTTTTTCTGTGCCTTCGCTTCGTGCGCCGCTGCCAGAAGCGCCCGAGCCAGTTCCCGCACCTTCGACCGTGCGATGTACAGGACGGACTCGCTGTTCACCCTGACGACGATCTCACCGCTCCGAGTCTCGCCCGTCTCGATTCTGTCGCCCGGCTCGATGACGAGCTGCACCAGTTCTTTCACCCTCATCACCTCCCCCGCCTGATCTGCCTTATCGTCCTCTGTGCCAGTCCAGGCGCAGGCCATCGCAGGCCCGTTGCCGTCCGCAGCTTGTGCGCCGTCCTCGTGTCGTCGTAGTCGTCGTGCTCCCACTGCGCCTCGATGCCGTATACCGCCTCCAGCAGATGGTCGGGCACGTCCACTGCACGCCGGATGCAGCGATAGATCGCGTCCATCTCACGCTGTTGGCGACGGCGCTGTAGGTCGATCACGACTTGGTTACGCACCATACACACCCCCATTGCGCCCGAATCGCTCGGTGTGGTCGATCAGCCACCGTACCGCTGCCCTCGCCGCCTGGCGTGGCAGCATGTCGCTGTTATGCACGTAGTCGACAGCCCGCTCAATCATCTCGTCCCACAGGTCGTAGCTCACGTCCCGGTGATCGATGCGGCGCTCCCACAGGGCGTCGACCAGATAGTCGTTCACCCTGTCGGCGATGGCGCCGCCGACGCGCGCCCGCAGGTGCAACACCTTGGGCAAGCTCCCGTCTTCGTAGTGCCCGAGGCTGTTGTCGTGGCCGTAGGGTGCGGCTTTGACACGGCTCGGCGTGGGCCGCACGAGAGGGCAGAGCTGTTCGATGGGTCGTGTCGGTTGATGTGCTAGGGCCATGTGTGTCACCTCGGCTTCTTCTGGTATCCCTTGTCCTGCATGCGCCAGTTGAAGCGCTCGTACACCTCGGCGGGGCTGATGCCGTACTCCTCGCAGATCACCGACACCAGCGTTTCGATCGCGTTCTCTGCGCCGAGGAGCTCCATCATCAGGCCCTCGATGATCTCCTCGCGCCGCTCTGGCGTGACGTTGCTCGGCTTGTTCACGGCGTCGAACCCCCGTATCGCCTCGATGGCCTCCTCCAGCTCCTCCAACGTTTTGGCTTTCACACTGCTCCGGTGCAGGTCCACGTTCTCGCCGTCGAGCTTGCGATGGACGAACACGAGTGACGCAACCGCCTCGTGCAGCGCCTTGTAGAGCCACGCGCAGTCCAGCTCTTTGGCGAGCGTCCGCAGCACGTCGGGGTTGTCGGGGATGCGCCCGTTCTCGACGTGCGAGATGTACGTCCGATGCACGTGGGCGATCCGGGCGATGTCGTCTTGCCGGATGCCCCGCTTGGTCCGAACTTCCCTCACTGCCACTGCAACTGCGTTCACGATCTCCACCCCCTTGCCATCGCTTTTTCACGCCAGGGCGCTTTCGTGTGCGCCGTCTTCGGTGTAGATTCAAAACCGTCGAGCCCGAGGAGGCGTTTGACCTCCTGCTTGGTGACCAAGATCCGACCACCGATTTTCACGGCCCGAATGTGGCCCCGGTCGATCTTGTGACGCACTGCCTTGTCGGTCGTGCGCAGGAGAGCGGCGATCTCCTTGACATAGAGCACGTCGGGGAGGTTGTCTAGGGTGATGCGCTCGGCGCTCATACGGCGACCTCCTCCCTCCCGTGGTCGAGAGCACCGTCCGTCCCTTTATCTTGTTCGCGATCTGCGGACTCAAAGGCAGGGAAGATGATTTGGTCGATTCGCACTCCGAAAAAGCGAGCCAATTTGTGTGTCATCCGGTACGATGGAACACGCTCACCATTTTCGATCTCGTTGTAGTACGAGCGGCTAATACCTGCACCGTCGGCGACTTCGGACTGGGCGAGGCCCATCTTTTCCCGAAGCTGCCTTGGGGTATATCGCATGATCACCACCTCCTTCTAGTGTCCGCATACTGCGAACCGTCATCCTTATTATACGTTCGCATAATGCGAAACGTCAAGAGGTATTTTCGCTTTTTGAGTACAAGGATTTGCGATCCGAGGAAAAGGGGGTATGATAGGCGGTGAGGAGTGTCGCCATGAGCGAACAAACACTTGGACAGAAACTCAAGATGCTTCGCGGCGACGCGACGCTTGAAGAAATCGCCTCCCGCGTCGGAATCGCGAAGACGACGCTTCACGGATACGAATCCGGTCGTCGAGAGCCGGATCTTGCTACTCTACAAAAGCTGGCTCGGGCGTTGAATACGACCGCGGCTTTCCTCCTCGGTGAAACCGACGATCCATCTCCGTCTCGCCACGTAGATACGATAGCCGCCTGGAGTCCACATGGTTATGACAAGCTGACGCCTGAGCAGCAGAAGGAGGTGGACGAGTTCATCGCCTACGTCCGGCACAAGTATCGAAAAGGAGGGCCGTATGATCGCCATGCGCGTCGGGATGACGTCAACTGAATACCTCTACCAACTCGCGGATCGAGAAAACATCGCAATCGAATACAAGGCGCTGCCGGTCGATTGGCTGGGCGTTTACATTCACCTGGGCGACATGTGCGGGCCGTACATAGGGCTTTCCGAGCTCCTAGCACGAGATGAAAGGCAGGAGCGTTGCGTAATAGCGCATGAGCTGGGCCACCATTTTACGACGGTGGGCTACACCGTCGCCGCAAACTCGCCGACGGTCGGCTACCATATCTGCCGCGCGGAGCGGATCGCGAACGACTATGCTGTCGATTTGCTCGTACCTGCGGCTAGGTTTCTGGAGGGGGTGTATCGCAGGTATACGATGGACGAGCTTGCCGACGCCTTCTACGTTGTGCCGGAGTTCATCCAGTACCGGGCGATGAAAATCTATCGAAACGGGTTACGCTGCTCTGAAATTCGAAACTTGTGTCGGAAGATGTCGAAATGATGGGACAACGGAATGATGTGCCAGTTAATTTTCGACTCGGAGGTGCGTTGCGGTGAAGCGTCTGGCGATTATGTGGATAGTTGGGGCGTTTGTGTTGATGACATTCCCTTCTTCAATGCTCGCCCAAGGCCAAGAACCCATCTTTCAAGGATTGTCATGGGGGGACTCTATCGAGGAAGTTCGAAAGGTATACGCTGTTTCCCCCAAGCTCGACACCATTTATCAAGAAGAGTGGATTCACGACGAAACCGCAGGGCCAGAGTTTCAAGCATCGTTAGGTAATATAAAGGTTACGTCGATCTCGTTCGTTTTCTTTGACGGGCGTTTGATGCAAATTCAAGTTCGGGTACCTGACATTATTTCTGGAGTACGAGCACAATCAGCGCTCAATGAAAGGTACGGGAAGGCGAAGTTTGAATTACTTGCCCAAGGTGCGGTAGCCTTTTGGGCTTGGAGTCATGGGGACGATACAACAATACGGATGCCAGAGAATATGCGATCCTTTACCTTCTCCAGTAATTCCATCACCAGCGAATACCAGAAGTGGCGAGAAAGCCAAACTGCCCAAGACGCCCAGTCGTGGTGATGAGGTGATCCCATGCCCCGCGGCAACATCGAAAAGCGCGGCGAAGGCCGCTACCGTATCCGCATCTACCTCGGCAAACTCCCCGATGGCACGCCGATCTACCACCGGGAGACGGTCCGCGGCACGCTCGATGACGCCGAGCGCCGCCTGACGGCGATCCTGCGGGAACTCGACACCAATACTTACGTCGAGCGAAACGACTTAACGCTCGGCGAGTTCCTGGGGCAATGGCTGAAGGAGTGGGTGGAGGTCAGCGGCAAGAGCCAAAAGACTGTCGCGAGCTACAAGGAGATGTTGGGCTACATCATCCCGTCCATCGGTCACATCCCGCTCCAAAAACTCACGCCCCGACACATCCAATCTCACTACGCCAAACAGCTAAAGAGCGGGCGCAAGCGAGGCGGAGGACTCAGCCCTACGAGCGTCCACGGTCAACACCGGGTGTTGCACGCGGCCTTGGAAGTCGCCGTGCGTTGGGGGTATATCGCACGCAACCCCGCCGATGCCGTCGAGCCCCCGCCCAAGCGCAAGCGGGGCGGCGACGTGTGGACCGATGAGGAGGCAGCGCGGTTCCTCGCCCATGTGCGTGGCCATAGACTATATGCCCTGTTCGCCCTGGCGATGTCTACCGGGCTCCGGCGCGGGGAACTGGGTGGCCTGCGGTGGAAGGATGTAGACTTTGAGCGTCGACGCATCCACGTGCATCAGGTGTTGGTCTATATCGACGGCGAGCACGTGTTCAAGGACAAACCAAAGACCGAGGCGAGCGAGGACTACGTCTCGATCAGCCCTGCCGTCGTGGCGATCCTCCAGGAGCATCGCAAACGCCAACTGCGCGAGCGTTGGGTCTACGGCGAGCGATATGAGGACAATGGCCTCGTATTCTGCCAGCCCAACGGACGCCGCCTCAACCTGGACAACCTCAGCAAGCGCGACTTTCCAAAGCTCTGCGAGGCGGCGGGCGTCTCGCGCATACGGTTTCACGACATACGCCACACCTACGCCACCCGCCTGTTCGAGCAAGGTGAGGCGTTGACCACAGTCCAGCGACGGCTCCGGCACTCCAAGGGCTCGACCACCATCGACATCTACGGCCACCCGTCGTCGAGGGCCGAGGAAGAAGCAGCGACCGCGATGGATGATTTACTGCCCCCTCTTGAGGAAGCCGAGGGCGAGTGATTCCCCAAAACACCCACAATGTTCTAGCTGGGTTTTAGTGTGTGGCCGAGGTGCCATATGCCCAATTCATGCCCAAAAATCGAAAGGCCCGTCGAGTGACGGGCCTTTTAGCTGGTGCGCGCGAGAGGATTTGAACCCCTGACCTTCTGATCCGTAGTTGGAAGCCATGCGTTCCCACCCCGCCCCGCCGATGTCCGATGTGCCCACTCTAACAGCAGTTTTACTAGCTCAGCCGATCGGGTGTTCGGGTATTCGTCCCCGCGTTTCCCCGCGCTTCCATGCCCAAACCATGCCCACGATCTACCGCCCCTCCAACACACATGTGTGTAATGATCATGCTACCGCGATATAAAGCCCCGGCCACTAAGACCGGGGCTTTCCTATTTCCCACCTCGCCGCCAGTCCATCACCGGACGTTTCGAGGCGTATCATGTCCTGCGGCGACAAAGCGTCCTCAAGTCGGAGCACAAGCTCCTCCTGACTCACGGTTTGGTCGATTCGGCGCTGAATCTCGGCTCGGGTTGCGTAAACCCATTGCCCTGTTTCCGGGACGCGATGCCAGTCTTCCGCCTCTGGTTCTACGCCGAGGCCAACGAGGAGTCGCTCGACGGCTCCCCAGGCGGCGTCGTAGACTCCCCAAAAGGGCCATACGTGTTCGCCGACCACACGATGATGTCCACGAGCCAGCCAATGAACGTCCGCCGCAGGAACAGGTCGGCGGCCCATTTGGGCAGAGACAGGTGTTGTTTCGCCTCGGTCATAAACAGGTCGACGACCTCTTTGCGCTTCGCCTCGCCGTCGCCGGGACGCTCGACGATGTTGACAAGCGCCGTGATGATGGCGATGACTTCCATGACGACTTTGAAGATGTTCATTTTCGTTCTCCTCTCTTAGCTTCCGAGCGCTAATTCAGCACGATTAGCACCACAACGCAAACGGCCGCGAGGATCATGCTCCCCACGGCCACGATACCGGATATGAGGTTGTAGCTGTCGAACATCAGTCATCACACCCTATGCAGCGCACCTTCCGTCCGGTCGTCCAGCCGCATCGGCGACACAGCAAAGCGCCAAGGTGGACCGAAAGCGGATAGCGGCACGTCGGGCATTTTGGGATCATTCTGCATCCATCCCCGACTCCATCGGCAATCCCCACCAGCTGCGGCGCACCATCTGCGCGATGATGCCGTAGTTTGCGAGGTCGAGCCATGCGTCGTCGATGCTCTCGTGATTGGGCGTTCGATTGCCCGTGATGAGATGCTTGAGCCGTTCGAGTTTGTCGCTCGCGCGGACGAGTACGCCTAGCTCCCCGAAGGCGGCGATGTTGCCGGGGCCGTAGTCGGCCTGTTTCGAGACCATCACCGCCCTCATCTCTGCGAGGATGGTATCGAGAGCGTCTTCAAATGTGCGCGGCTTCGATTCGGCCGTTCTCACCGTCGATCCACCTCCACTCATAGACGGGTATCCCACATCGTTTCGCTTCCTCAACCTCTCCGCGTGTCCCGACAGAAGACTCCCACCCAGGGACGAGCACGACAAGATCGCAGCGTCGAAGAATCTCAAGATCGCCCTTGAGCCACATTTCATCGGGGCAGGTGCCGCCGAAGAATGCGGTATTCTTGTGCGGACAGATGACGGCGTACCCGAGCTTCCAAAGCATCACCGCTACCCGTTCTGCCGCTTCGATGTTGCACTTGACACCCCACTCGGTCGGCGCTCGATACGGGCCTGCAACGTATGCGACCTTCACAACGTCACCTCCACCCGCTTGGGTTCTGCATAGAGCCGTGTCACCGGACTCCCCTGTGCGCCGGGCTTGTAGCCTTGCACTTGAGCGTAACCACCCCAATGAAGGTTCGCGCTCGAATTAAGGAACGTCTGTTCGACGAGGCGGACGTTGTTGTTGTAGAGGTCCGGCACGTAGATGCTCTCTTTGAACACGACCTTGAAATGCGTGTGCGACGAGATGTAGATGTCGGCCAGCACGACGTTTGCCATACGCGCCATGCGGAGCACTTTCCCGCCCTGGAGTGCGCCGCCGCCTCGCCCGTGGGTGTGGTAGATCGTGTAGACGGCGCGTTTGCCGTTCTTGCGCTTACGCCCGAATCCGAGTTTGAGCAGGACGCCGTTGGGGAAGTGACGGTCGCGGATGCCCAGGTGCTCGGCCAGCTCGCCCACAACGTCGATGCTGGTGTCCCGCTTGATCCGGTCCTCGTGGTTGCCGTTGGTGATCGAGAGGATGCGGTCGCGTAGCGGGTAGAGTTCCTGCTTGCACCAGCGCAACTGCTCGGCGGGCGTGAGCACGTCCTCGTACACGTCGGAGATGGAGCGCTTCGTCGCGATGTTCATGAGATCGCCGTTGAGGATGACATATCGGTTGGGCTGCTCTAGCACCCACTCCCGACGCTCGTAGAACAGGTCGCGGTTGAACAGTGGATCGCCAACGTGGAGGTCGCTGAACGTGTCCAGTTCAACGGTGTCGTGATCGGGCGAGAGCGAGATTTCGTGGAGGATCATGCTCACACGCCCCGCCTCCTCGGCGTGCCCTCCACGCCGGCGTAGAACAGGTGCGCGCTGTCCCACGGCACATGGATGAGCTGCGCGCCCACCGTCCATTCAGGAGGCTTGATCGTGCGCGTGTGGTAGTGTGTCGGGAACGGTCCCTTGGTCCCGAACAACTCGTGAAGGTCGCGGTCGCGCAGGTGGTTCACGACGAGATGGGCCGCCGCGACGCACAGCGGCCATACGTCCGGGCAGGATTTTTCGGCCTGAAGGATCACTTCACGGTTCGGATCGTCTTCGTTCCAGCACGAGAACTGCCACGGCTTGCGGCAAACGCTGATCCAGTCAATTCCCCACCAGCCCGGACGCAAGACGCGTTCTCGGATCACGGCCCCGACCGCAACCATGTCGAGGAACCCGCACCCGCGGGCCTCCCCGCATATCGTGCGAGCAACGATGTCGACGTTTGGATCAACGGCCATGCGGCGTTCCCTCCCGGTCGCGCAGTACCGCAAGTGCATCTCGCAAGCGCTCTGGAATCGGCACACCGACTTCGCCTAGGTTCTCGACGATGCTCAGTGCCTCGTTGCCTATGTACCACCACACGGCCATTGTCCGCAGGATCGGGTCGCCCAGTCCTCCTGTCTGGTCGATGATGTTGCAGAGGGCAATGATAGCGAACATGCCTACCTTTCGTGCAATTCCCCGGCGCCCCACTTCCGAGGAAAGGCGTCGTCCCACCCATGCGGCTGCCCACCCGCTGGCGTAGTCGATACACGCCAACACCACCAGCGCCGTCAGCACGGCGTCCCACCCTCCCCACAGGTACGTGGCCGCCATGCCGATCGCGGCGAGAAGCGCCTTGACCGTCGATTCGTCCATCGTCTCACGTCCCGTCCGTTTGGCGTTGAAAGCGAAGACGCCGCAGGATCAAATCCCACGGCGTCGGTGTTTGTCCGTGATGTTTCGTTCTTCTACTGGTGCTCTAGAACTCTAGAAAACGAATGCGACCCAGTTTACGTCGAAGGTTGAAGGTCCAATATTCAGGAACCCCGGCTGATGCACGATCGACTTACCCGCGATCTCGAACCGATAATAGTCACCATTCCCGTCTTGCTCGACCGGTCCCAAAACCGGAACATAGAGGTCATACCCGCCCACCCCATCGGGCACAAACTTCATAAAATCTGCGCATGAGATGTGGAAGTATGGGCGCTTACTGGTGGGCGGAATGTTTATCAAGGCACTTCCATTGTACGCGATGGTTTCGGTCCCGGCTGCTAGAACTTGCAAGATACGTTTCGAACTGGAGAACACCTTCTGGCCGAACGGGTCGAATACCTGAATGCCGTGGCTACTCGTTTCTAGGAAGAAGTCATAGGTGAAGAGCTGCACCCTCGCCTTCCCTGTTGTAGCGGTCTGGTCTTTCGTGACGGCCGTAATCACAGAACTGTAGGCATACGGCATGTTCGGTTGGACTTTCTCCAAACCTGGAGGTGCGAGATACCCCTCCTCAAGAGACATGACCACCACAACCGGGGCGGTTTCTACCAGTAGCAACGTAAGGAATAATGGTGTCGAAGGGGCCGACCAAGCGGGTAACTGGAATTCCCAGCTCGCCGATGGTACGACATGGGCGTGGTACGGATCGACCAATATGGCCCCGTCGTCACGCTTAATGAGAATCCCGTATTCTGGCATGCCCATGTTCGATCACTCCCTAGCGAGTACGACCACAAGTGACTCGTCAACGAACATTCCCAATGGATAGTCGATCTCAAGACCGACCCATTGCCCCCCTGAAATGATGTGGGCCCAACTGTGCGGTACGATGCTGTTTATGGCGTAAATAACAACGGTAGGCTCATGGTACAATGGCTCGTCATAGGTAATCGTCCCCGGAGTGTCGACAACCTCAAAATGCCATACGCGATGAAGTAGCAGGCTACCATCGAAGATCAGATTTCCCTGATCGTCATACGTCGCCATTCCCCACGCCATCACTCGCCACCTCCGTCACGGGGAACTTGTCCAATTCCCTCCTGCCACGCGTCTTTGATACAATCTGCATGTGACGATTCAACGCTTTCTGATCGCGCGACGGCAGAGTTCCCCTTGGAGCGATTGTGATTGCATGTTCGCGGCCGATTGACAGGATGCCCTTCAAGTCTGGTCGTTTCATCACAATTTCCCGATCCTCACTCGCAATTCATCGTTGTCGTCGTATACTTCCCACCTGTCGCCCGTGAATTTCGTCCGCCCGTCGTTGCTCACGATCTCGACCGATCCCGCATCGATGGTGATCTGGCTACCATCTGCGGCCGTCATCCTAAATCCGCTCGCGTCGATTTCAACCGTTCCCGCCTCATTGGTGATTTTCATGCTGCCTGTGAGCCGCAGTATTTGCGTCAGGATCTCGTCGGCGAGGGTGATGGTCCAGAATTTGAGCTCGCGCAAATCGACAGGACTTGAGCCTGGAAACGTGACCCGCAGCGCGTCCGTTACGATCATCTTGTTCGACGCAAACCGCTGCACCGTATACCCGTTGGCTACGGACGTGTGATCGCCGGTGACCTTGGTCCAGGTGCCTTCCTTAGTCCGTGCCTCCACGTAATACGCCCGGCCTGTCGTCGTGTAGAGCCGCACCATGTCAAAGAACCACTGCATGGGATATTCGAACGTCACCGTCACCGGCCCGCTCGACCACACCGCGCCCGTGCTCACATCCATGTCCCACAGATTATCAAGCGAACCCGCATCGGGAGTCACGTCCGAACTCGCCTTGATCTGAAACAGATCGCCCGGAAGCCCTTCCGCGACCGACCTCGGCACGCCCGTCAAAACGGTGCTGTAGGGTGAAAACGAGCCGGACACATCGAGGTATGCGCTGCGGACGAAGTGCGTAACGCCGCCCGTCAGACCATCAAACTCGAACTTGCTGGCTTTGTTCACCGCTCTCCGTGTGGACATTTCGGGGAACGAAGGGTCCGTGCTGACTTCCACGAGTGTCGCTGCCCATCTGACCGAATGGACCGGCGGCGTGGGAATCTGGACCGTAAGCCCCTCGATGAACGGAGTAACTTGACCACCAGACGGAGCAGGAAGCGTGACTCCGCCTCCACTGATGTCCTCCGGCGGCACCGGCGGCTTTGCCCCCGGTCGCGTCTGCATCTTGCGCCAGCGCTTATCGCCGCCGACGACGCGGGATTGGCCGACCATCTCCGTCTCGAACACTTTGGCATCGAAATCGAGTACGTGGCGGACGCTCACGACGCCCATGAAATCCTCGGTGCTGCTGATCCGCGGATCGGCGATAACGACGCCCGTGAAAACGTCCGCGGTGGGCATCAGGGGCGTGACGACCGTTTTCGATCCCACGATCTCGCCGCAGTCATGGACGGCCGCCTCACCAAGAGCAAGTGCCTCTTCCTCCGTGTCGATGAGCGAGAGTTCGCCCTCGGAAAACTGCATCGCCCGTTCTTCCCATTGGGCGATCGACGCCTCATTGCGGACGATCACAGTCTTGCGCTCGCCCGTAGCCTTCTCCGTGAACTCGATCACGGCCACATTTCTGATCTGGTCGTCACCGATCTCGTCTGTATGGTCGTAGATGTGCTTGACATGCGTGAGGTAGAAATCGGCGCTTCCCGAGTCCTTGAGCCTCGGCGGCTCCATGAGGACGAGTCGGAACGCCCCGAGCGCCGGAACCCATCGATAGCCGAGGAACCACCCAAATTGAGCGGCCACGTTTTGAATCGCATCCCACACACTCTGATATTGCGTGCGAAAACGACCGCAACGAAACGGAGGCTGCTTGGGCACGTAGAGTTGCGGCGTCGCGGTTTTGATGTAGCGATTTAGAATCTGCTGGATCACCGTCGCAGCCGGCACCGGATTGTCGTCGTCGCCGAACTCCTCTGCCTCGTAGATGTAGGTATACATCAGGCGCTTGGCGAGGTCTCGGCACTGCACGGTCACGTCCGAGCCAGAGGTCGTCGTCTTGTCGATGAACCCATGAAACAGCGTGACCCAATCGATTGCCGTGGGTTGCACACCGAGAGGCGTCACCGCGGCCCGGAGAGCCACTTCCGCCATCGGTCTTAGAATAGGCGCGAAATCGCCCTTGAAGCGGTTCCATGCGCTCGTTTGATCTCTCGGGGAAAACCCATCGCGGGCGTACTTGTGCTTCGTCCCGAACAGGCGGTCGATGAGGAGCGCGGCACTCTCCTTCTCATCGCCAATCACGTCCGACTCGTCGCCGACGACGTAGGTTTCGTCCTGCGACGTGTCCTCGGGCCACGCCGGGACGAGCATGCCCTCATTTTGCACCGTGAACGTCATGCTCCGTACCACCGCATCCGCCCCGGTGCCGCCCGTTCCGACGCCCGATACGTCGCCGAGTTCCACTTCGGCGCGGACGAGATAGCCGGTCAGATCTTCCCAAGTGTAACCGTCCGGCCGTCCAACGAGAAGCTGCGCGTGAATCTGGCGATTGGCTTCGTCGAGCCAGAACTGTTCACTTTGCGCCGTGGACCAGGAGGTCGAGAGCGTGGTCGGTAAGGTGAGTCCGGTTGCCATGTGATGTGCTCCACCTCCTATGACGACGATGTAATGTTGCCGGTGAGTGTGCTCCCCGAATTCGTGCGCTGGTGGATTTGCTCAACGGCGTTGCCCAGGCAATAGTTGAATGCGATCTGATGCGATCCGGTACTCGATGAATCGATCTCTTGGATGCCGTATTGCTGCGTCGCGGTCTCCTGGTCGTCGAAACATGAGTTGCCCATGATGACGCACCTAACCGCGGTGCCGGCTAGGCTGATCCCGGCGCGCTCCGTCGCTAGCTCGTCCTGCCCATTGTTCCGGCAAATGTTCCCCTGGACCATGATGCCCTCATAGTCCTGGACCTTGATCCCCGCGAACCCGTTCGACGAGCAGATATTGCCGATCAACGTCCAGCCGTTAGACTTCACCTGAATGCCGTGCTGAGTGTTGCTGTGGCAGTTGTTGCCGATGAGCTGGTTGCCCGTGCAGTCATCGCTCTCATGCGTCTCGATGCCGTTCAACGCGTTGTCGTGGCAGATGTTGTCCGCAATCACCAGCCGCTGCGACGCATTGGTAATGCTGATCCCGTCGTCGGTCGAGTCGAAACACTCGTTCCCCCGAATCACGCCGTCTTTGGAGTAGTCGGGATGGATGCAGGGCGCACCGTTGGAAATCACGTTGTTTTCGACCACGAAATGTCTACAGGAACCCAGGTAGATTCCATTTCTATCGGTACCTGCATCTGCGATGCGGCATCCCGAGACTCGGAAATGTTCACTTAGGAAAATGTTGAGCAGATCGTCGCTGCCGTTTTTGATGATGCAGTCCTCGATCACGAAATGGTCGCACTGGTCAACGAACACGACGCGCGCCGCATTCGACATGGCGTCGCCCTGGCCATCGAAGCAGATCCCGCGGACGCTCCAGCCGTCCACCTGCGACGGCGCAAATACGATGCCACCCGTCGTGCCCGACAACGCGCGCTTGATGACCGTGGACTCCGCACCTGCGCCGACCAGCGCAATATTCTCGCGAATCGTGAGCCCCGAGCCAAGCATATAGGTGCCGGGCGGGACCAGGACGATCCCCCCGTTGGGTAGCGAATTCATCGCGGCATTGAATGCGGAGAGATCATTGGTTGCACCGTCGCCCTTGGCCCCGAACGCACGCACGTCCACGACGGGAACACGCCCCGGAACGATCATGCCGCAAACGTCCTCATCGTCACGTTCGTCGGTGATGTCTGCGGCCTCGATCTCGGTCGCATTCGCTTCGACCAGCACTTGCGCCAGGCTAATCTCCCATGCTTCGGTATCGCGTGTGAGCGACGGCGGTGCAGGATTGGCGGCGGGCGTGCCTTGCTTCACCTGCACGGTGATGGTGCGAGCCGCCACCGCCGTATCCATCCGCACCACAATGCGGTCGATGCGCGGGTTCGTGGAGTCGGCGGCGGCGATTTCGAGCACTTCGGGCACGGAGTAGAGATTGTAATGGCGTCCTTGAATCCACGCGCTACCGAGGCCCACTTGCACGGCCATCGACGCGGGGCTTGTCGGCGAAACCGCGAGTTCGTCGCCATCGCCTGCGATTACGCCGTCGCGGCCAGTGAGCGATGCGAACACACGGGACCAGTCGGCAGCCGCGTACGGACGGTCGCCATTTTGGCTGTCGAAGAATGCGGATCTCTGTGCCATGTAAAGACCTCCAGAACGCGAAAAAGACGCCTTCCGGCGTCCTCAGATTGCCACTAACGAGCACTACTGCGTCACTCGGCGCTCTCGGCCTCCCATTCCGCCCGGTACGCCTCGATGTACGCACGCGCGGCCGCGGCGTCACCTAGTACCGTACCGTGCTGCTCCAACCATTCCACCTCGTCGTCGTTGAATAGACCCTCGACAAGCGCCGCCGACTGGTCGAGACTGTACCGCACAGCTCGATTGTATGGCGGGTAGTCGTAGTCCGTCCGGCCGAGTTGCACGGCCCGGCCGATGTCGTCGCCCGTGACGAGTGCATACAGGTGCCTCATGCCGCGAACCCTCCGATTCTCGCGAGCGCCTGGATTTCGGACTCCGACAACACACGCGACCACATAGCGATGTAGGCCATGTCGCCCGCAAACCAAGGATTGGATCCAGTGCCAGACCCCGCGCGTGGCCCACCGGCGGGGGCAGTATCCTCAAACGTGGTATCGTCCCCAAAATCGGGCGTGCCTGTCACGGCGACTTCAGATCCATCAACAAAGAGGTTAACGTCATCATTCGGGATGTCCACAGTAACGTGGATCATATGCACTCCGATGGATAGGCCGGAGTTTGACGCAACCGTCTGTGCATTGGGATTAGTTGCAGACCGCAGTACGACATTTAATTGTTCATTAGCATTCAGGCTCAAGTTAAACCGAGACATAGAACTTGATCCCGACTGAGACTCGTACCAGATCGTTTTGTTGTTCGATGTGTCGACAACCTCGACGATCGCCATGAATGTTACGGTGCTGAGCCCCCGCACGCTACACCCTGCCGCTGCGGTGATTACGTCGTTTATACCATCAAACCGGACCATTGCGTCCACGCGGTGACTCGGCCCGATGACCCCGAGCGTCGGCCCGTTGAAGGTGCCGATGCGGCCATTTCCGGAGGCGTCAGCGGCAGTAGTGCCCGAGAACTCCTGCAACGGCCAGCAGAAGCGCAGGTCGGACAAGCTGAGAATGTGCTGCAGGAGTTGAGGGCGTACGGCGGCATCCGTGTACGATTTGGCAAGCGCCAGCGTTACCGGGTCCATCACGCCACCCCCAGGCTGCGCCACGTCGAGCCATCCGAAACCGACACGTCGCCAGTGTCTATGCTCCAGTACGTCACACCGGGGTCAACAGCGTCCGCAGAGGGACGGTTGGCAGCGGGACCTCGGAGGTCCATTAAACTGCCCGTTAGTGTCACTTGTCCGAGCGCACGGTTCGCCCGGTCGGAAACATCGACCGTACCCGATAGTTGCATTTTCGCCGTACCATTGTCGAGCAGGCCTTTGAGGGCGGCTAGCGTCGTTTCCGTCGAGAAATCCTTGCTCTCAAAGGCAGTTTTGATCGCGTCCAAAGTGGCTTCGCGCGCCGCCTGCTGTATCGCCTGGTAGAACTGTAGCAGATTGATGTCCGCCATGCTCCACACCCCCTACCGTTCGATGACCGTAAACGACATCGTGCGATACTCATTGAGGCCCAGGATGCGGCCCTTGATCCACGATTCGGCGTCAATCCGTGCGATGACTGTGTTGCTTTCGTCGCCGAATTCGTCGACCCACCAGGTGCTATATCCCCACATGATGGTGTTGAGGAACAGTTCGATTTCCTGTACCTGTTCAATTGGTATCGGTCTTGTCGCGATGTCCCATGCTCGTTTAACAGCTATCGCATCTCGTCTTTCGACGCCGCCTGCTATCCTGCGGGTTTGCGCGATGTCGATCAACCGTTCTGCGTACTCGTATATGTCCGGTATCTCGAATCCACCGAACCGAGCGATCACGATGTGCACCGATCATCACACCCCATATTGGACGGACATCTCATGGCGCAATGCTTCCCTGACCGAGCGCCTGATAAGTCGGTCGAGATCGCTCTGACCGTATATGGGACCCTGGATGGAAACATGGACTGACGTTTGACCTGCCCGTCTGATAATCTGTTCGAGTCGATTTAGCGGAATCACCGCCTCGCGTCCTCGTTCGCCCACAAGCGCTACCGTTGGTTGCGTCACGATGCCCCCATCCGCTAGAGGCATGGGGACCGCGATTTGGCCTCGGACCAGTGCGGTTTTGAAAATGGCCGGCACGTTTCGGAGCGCCCCGAACTCTTCTCGGACGCGCTCCGTCGCATCAGCCAGCAGCCCCATTTCTTCGAGGAGCTCGTACAGGGGCGTGGACCGAGTTTTGATCTCATCCATGATCTCCCGAATTCCCCGCATCTCCTCGGGCGAAATGTCGATGTCGACGAGGGCCTCACGGATCATGTCGCCAAGTTGCTCGAATAGCGGGGCCATCGCCGCCGACTCCAGGAACGCCGTCACGAACGCGCTACGCACCCGACTCGTCAGGGCGCCTTCCATGTCCCGCGCGAAATCCTCCGCCGTGCTCGCCGAGAACGCTGCGGCGACGGCACTCTGTAGGCCCCTGGTCGTGATGCCGAGGAGTTCTCGGATACGATTCTCCAGTTGCTCTCCGGCGCCGGACTGGAACGCCTCAATTTCCGCCTCGATCTGCGCGAGCTGCGCTTTGAGCGAATTGAGTTGCGCCCGTTGATGTGCGCCACCGAACCGCTCGATGTTCTCGATTTGTTCGATCAACGCGTTTCGGGCCGCGATGAGGTCGGCGATCATCGACTCGGGGTCCGCTGTGACGAGTTCGTGAAACTGCGCGTTGGCGAGCGTGCGGCTCCATGCCTGAGACGCCTGTTCGAGGGCCTGCGCCACCTGCTCCAACATCTGCCCCGTCCGATTCATGCCGGAGAGTGCCTGGAACAGGAGGTCGATGCCGACCGTGAGGGCCGACGTCATGAACCCACTCGCGTTGAATCCGAACGATCCGGTCAGGCCAGGTCCCGCCGTGAACGTAATCGACTGCGCGAGAACGCGCCCGAGCGGACCGAGGTTTCGACCAAATGCCTCGATCCCCGCGCGCACCACGGATTCTGTCTGCGTCAGCGCCGCCTGCTCCATCCGCAGGATTTTGACCTGCCAGATGAGTTCCTCCATCTCTGGCGTGATCGCATCCGTGACGGCGAACATTTCCCGGATCGACTGCGTGAGCACGTCGATTTGGTATGAGAGCGGGTCGAACCCGATGCCGGTCAGTTGCCGCTCCAACTCCATGCCGATGCCGAGCGCCCGTCCCCTTTCGGCCCGGATTTCGTCTAGACGCGATGGGGCGGTTTCGAGCGATTCGACCAGTCGATCAATCGCCCGCGTAAGTTCGTTGTAGAGGCGTAGTTGCTCGTTGTTCGCGTAGTATAGACCGCCGCTTGCCTGGGTGAGTTCGATCAGCTGCATCCGCAGCCGATGCAATGCGGCCAGTGCGTCCTCCATCGGGATGAGGCCCGCATCCACGCGCAGTTCCAACCTGCGGAGTTCGTTTTCGAGAGCCTGCTCCGCCACCAGAGGTCGTGGCATCTGCCGCGGCAATGTCTCCCGGGAAATGGCCTGCGGCAGGCTCGCCATGATCTCGTCGTGCACGTTTTTCACGTTTTGGAGCGTGGTTAGCCACGTCAGCGTACCGTCGTTGAGTTTCTCGGTCCGCCTGACGAGGTCCGCCGCACGGTCCGCTAGCGTTTCGAGCGGGACAATGCCGAGATCGAACTGGCTGCGGATCAGTCGTGCCAGATGATTGATGGCCTCGAACGGCTCGGCATACCTGCCTAGCCGGAGTTGTTCCGCAGCCACGGTGAGTTCGGCACGGAGGCGTCCTGCTTCCACCTCCGCCATAGCCAGAGCGAATGTGAGTTCGTCGACCTCTTCAGGCAGGAGTTTCCCGTCGTCGAGGACGTCCCGTGTCAACCTCGCGATCTCTTCGCGAGCCCGGATCTCCGCTTCGAGGCTCCTCACACGCTCCTGCGCTGCATCGCGTAACCACTGCTCTTGGTCGACCGCCGCGCCGATTCGGTTCTGGACCTCCGCCATGCCTGCGAGGAATAGGTCGAGTTCCCGATTGACGTCTCGGACACGTTCCTCCCAGCGTCGAAACGCCGCCGACGATTCGGCTGAGGTATCCGTGATCTCGACATTCAGACTCTCGAGGAACGCCTTCTGCTGTTCCTCAAGACGCTCGAGTTCGCTCCTCCTCGCCACAAGCGCATCGCGTAGCGCCCGGAGGTCCTCCAACTGATCGAGTAACCCGCCTTGGCCCTCCGGTGCCGCCTCGAACGTGATGCGAGGCCCTCCGATTACGGGCGTTGTGAGTTGCTCGCGGAGTTCCGCTATCCGGGCCTCGGTCTCGGCGATTTGGGCATTCACCCGCTCCAGTTCCCGGTCGATGTCGCCCACCGTGGCGAACTGCGAGAGGTCCTGACGGAGATTCCGAGCCTGCATCGAGGCGAGGCTCAACCCCACGGTCAACGACACGACCGCGCTTGCGACGAGTGCGATCCATCCGGCGGGACCGGCCGCCAGGCGCAGCGTGGTCGAGAGTGCTTGCCATGCTCGAACCGCCGCCCACGTGCCGGTCGTCAACGCCGCCATAGACCCCACGGCGCCGACAGTGCCAACACCGATCGTCCCGATGAGCGATCTCGTCTCGGTGCCCAGGTTCGCAACGGATGCACTTGCCTGGGAGATCAATTGCACCATTGGCCGCAGGGTCGGGATGAATTCCGCCACAATGCTGCGCGTGGCGCCGGCGAGTTGGGCGCGCATGACATCGAGTTCGCTCGCGAAATCAGCGAGTGCGGCGATGGTTTCCCGGTCGGTCACGATGCCAAGGCGCCGTGCCTCCTGCATTGCCTCGCGGATTCCGGCTGCCCCTTGCGATAGCATCGGCACCAACTGGCGACCTGCGTCACCGAGAAGCTGCATGGCGGCGGCAGACCGTTGCGCCTCCGTCGGAAGGCGGGAAATACGCTCGGCAACGAGGAGAAATAGACCCTCGATGTCATGCAGACCAGCGGCCACCTCATCTTGCGAGATGCCCAGCATTTGGAAGGTCTGCAGGAAGCTCATGTTGCCCTGCGCCGCCTCAGCGGAACGCCTGACGAACGCACGAAGGCTCGTCTGGAGCAGGCCCAAATCGGCGTTAAACCGCATAGCGGCGTGCGAGAGCGCCTGCACGCTCTCTACCGCGAGGCCCGTCTGCCCGGCAATCGCCTGCATCTGGTCTGCGTACCGTCCCCCGGCGATGGCGGCGGCGGTGATCGACCCGGCGATGGCCGCAAAAGCTGCGGAACTCTTTTTCGCAAGGTCGCTCATTCGACGTTCTGCGTCTTCGAGCGACTTTTTGAACTTCGCGTCGTCAAGCTTCAAAAGGGCGTAAAGTTCGCCCACTTGCAGCGCCACACGATCACCCCGCCTTCTTGGTCACAAGTCCACGCAAGTACATCGTCGCCTCTTGGGGATCGGTAATCTTGCGCGTCTCGCCGCCTCCTTTGTCGCTCTTGTGCCGCCGATACGCAATCGCATTGGCATAAGCGCTCTGCGGCGAAAGGCCGCGTACCAACGCCAAAAAGCGCCGCCAGGAGAATGTGTCATCCCGCAGCGCTTCGCGTAGGTCAATACGGTATTCACGCAGGAAATCAGCTTCAATTAGCGGCCAGTCTTCGAGGATCGACCTTGTTTCTTCGGCGTCTCCCCCGTCGCGGGGGCCTCTCCGTTTCCCTTCTCTTGGTCGCCGTCCTCAGCAGAGGGCAGGTACATGCCGATGATATGGGTAAAAATCTGCACGATCTGCACAGCCTCGATGCCTCGGTCGAGCCACTGCTCCACGCGATCAGTGCCGACGAACAGCTTGAGGTCGTCGATGTAGGTTTCCAGCTGCTCGCCAAGACCGCGACCATCATCCTCTTGATAGCGCATCGCCTTGAGCATGATGCGCGCCGGGAGCGTGGTCGGAAGATCGATGACTTCACCAAAGACTTTGATCTGCTTAGGTTCTACTTCTTCTGGTTTAGTCTCTTCCCAAAACGCGTCAAAGTCGACAAACTTCGCCACAGTTCCACCTCCGTTAAGTGTGAAAAGGGCGAGGCTTTCGCCCCGCCCCGTCTTACTCGCCGCCGCTTACTGGCGTGATGTCGCCGCTCACCGTGATGGTGACGCTGTATGTGCCGGGATCGTTTCTTCCACCGCCCGGCATCCCGACGACCGCGGACCCGGCGAACTGGATGCCGTCGCCCATCTTATTCACGTACTGGAATTCGCCGATGGACTCGTGGCCGATCTTGGTCGCGAGCTCGCGCAAGGCCTCGTTGCCGTCCGGCTCCTTGCCCGTCACGTCGTCGATCACATACTTGATCGTGAGCGTGAACTCGTCGCCCCGTTCGGCCACGATGTGCCGGGCTCGCCCTGCCGCCGAGAAGCTACCAGTGTCGGCGTCCGTTTTGGTCGGGTTGTGCGTGACGGAATCAATGTTCTTGATCTCCTCGAATGCGCCGTTCACCTTGATCTTGAACAGCATTTCTCGTGCGAGGATCTCAACTGCCGCCATTTGGATCACTCCTTACTGTCGATGTTCCGTGTAGGCGCGCACCCGCGCCCAGAAATTGAGGCTGAATCGGTGCCTGTTGTTTTGGTCCTGGCCGACACGTATCGGCCCCGGCTGGATCGCTCCGATGCCGACGACGTACGTGCCGTCATCGAGCGTGACGCCCGTGAGTCCCTGCAGGGCGTTGTAGATCGCCTCTGCTCTGGTCTTGGCGGGACGTGGATCGGCGCCTCCTCGGACGAGCACCTGGAAGCTCCGAGTGTCGAACGGATAACGGATGTTCGGCTCCTCTGGGCCTCCCGTAGACATGAGGGCGACGGCGCTTGAGGGAGTGTCAGGCATCGCCTCGATGAACACATCGCCGGTGATGCCGTCCGGGTCGAATGTCACGATGCCCTTATCGTGCAGGTATCTCGCAATTCCTTCGAGCACCGCATCACCCCCTCAGAGCGTCTTTGATCTTGTCCTCGATGTAGCGCTGGATCTTGCTCCGCTCCTCATTGAGCGTCTTTTCGAGCCACTTGGCCCGACGCCCCGGATCGTGCCGGAGTGTCGTGTCCTCGTGTTGCGTGACGGCATACGGCGTATCGTAGCTCACTGACGCCTCAAGACGCTCCTCGTCTACGTCGAGAACACCTGAGCGCATCATATCGCCTGTTTCGAGTGGGATTGTGTAGTTTGCGGTCGTAAGCAGGTGCTCGGCTCCATCGCGCAAGCCCCGAACTGCCGCTTGAGCCACTGCCTCACTCACCCTTTGGCCGTGCCACGTCATGCGAACGTCGTTCATGGCGTCGCATCCTCGGTGCTTTGCAACAACACCTCAACGTGATTGGTGCGTCCGAAGGGTCTCTGGGGCTGAGCGTCGATCACGGCGTAGCGGCGTCCCTGCCACTCGCATAGATCGCCTATGCCGATGGGTACATCCCCATCAAAAAAAGCCGTGGCGTTTGCCACGACCTCTTTACCCGTTGAATCGACAGCCTGACGGTTCCCCGGTTCGATGTACACACCCTTGTAGGGCGGCGCATACGTGGTCGGCGAGCCGTAGATGGGTCCATAGGCACCTGAGCCCAAGTAGGGCGTCACGACGACCGTTTCTCGGCGCAGAGAGGCGGGAATCCTCATCGCATCGCCACCCCTCGGTAAAGGAGACCGGCGAGGAGGAGATGTCGCCTGGCCCGAGGCGCAAGCGCAGGAGGCCCGCCGCCGTTGCCGCTTGATGCGTAGGTGGCCGACCAACGCCCGATTGAGAACGACTGGAGCGCTCCCCGAATGTCCGCCTCCTCGCCGACTTCGAGCCACATCTCGATCTGGGCGCATGTAGCGAGTTTCGTCGCTTCGCTCTGCGTCGCCCTACCCAGAGTGTAGTAGTCGATGTCCTCGGACGCCCGCTCCAGAAGCCTCTCCGCGTCGTCGGGGAGGTCAGCCAGCGACACGCCGAGGTAGTCAGCGAGGTCTTGCTCAGTTGCATAGGCCATGATCTATCCACCTCGCAGAGCCGCTAGGGCCGCATCCTTACCGCGGACGCGCCCGCCATCTGGTAACTCGTACCATCCGCCACCCACATGTCGAGGTTCAGCTTCGAGTGTGGTCTCTCCGGATTCGTTGCCCTTCGGCGGCCACTCGACGCGAGGTGGTTCGAGGCTCGCGAGGTACTGCATTCGTTCTTCGTTCGGGTGGCGGTATACGTCTCCCGGACTGTAATTTTGTTTGGTGAGCTTGCACCGGAATGGTGCAATCACCTTCGCCTCTAACACAGGTCCTCGCCCTCCTCCCGATAGTGCCGCATCGACTAGCCGGCACGTGTAGCACCGATGACACGGCTTGCCGCTTGGCGTAGGATGCCGACACCACCAGCACAATTTCAGCAGATCGGGTGGTGTCGCCCTCACGACCTCGGCCTTCATCATGTGCTGAATGGGATGCTCCCAGATAAGTTCTCGTTCGCACACCTCGTACGATAGATTCCGATACCGCCGGTGCGCTCGCTGCATGACAGGACCATCGGGGCCGTCCGCATCGGAGTCCCAATGATCGGTGCGGATCACGTGACGAATGTGCTTGTATTTTGGGTCCGACATCAGAATCCCGATCCACAGTGCCCAGATGCAATGATCCCGCACGACGTAGCGCACCGTGCCGTAGTCGAACGCGCTTTCGCTGTAGATGAAACGGGTGAGGCCCTGGCCGCGCATCCAATCGAGGATGCGTTTCACGGCCTGGGCCTCGTATGCGACACGCCCCTCGCGATTGGTGAGGTGGACGTGGTGAACGAGGAGCGTCCTCCCCTCCAGGAGCGCCCGCCACATGCAGTAGGCAGAGTCAATGCCCCCGGAGAGGAGGAGCAGGGTGTCCGGCGTCATGGGCCGTTAGACCTCCCCGCCGTTCTCCCCGCCGTTCTCCCCGCCATTCTCGCCGCCGCCACCGCTACCGAGGGCGACCTTGTGCTTGAACGCGACGATTCGAATCGCCTTGTTCTCGTACACTCGTTGCCAGTTGGTGCTGGTCGCGAGTTCCGCATTGGTCGGGAACGCGCCGGTGACGGAAGTTTCCGTCCACTTCACACCGCGCGGGTGCAGGATGAATACACGCCGGTTGATGAGGTAATCCTCACCCGCAAGCGCGTTTCGATCCGTCTCGGTGAGCGGAACCGCACCCATGGCGTCGCCGTTGCCAAGCGCGATTGCACCAGGCCCGAATAGGTACGTGGTCGTCACGCCCGTATCCGTGTCGAACGGGATGCCGTCGTCGACGATCACGCGCTTGCCCATGTAGGTGGGCACGCGGTCGCTTTGTCCCGCCTCCTGCACGTACTCGATGAGCTGCTGCTTGGCGAGGTAGGCTTCCGTCGCCGAGTGCATGAGGACGCCCGTTAGCTGACCCTTAGCGTCGCCGAGCTTCTGCGTCGCGTCGATGAATGTGTTGCCATTGATGTACGCGCCATCCCCGGCCTCACTGGAGATGTCGTGGACGTTGCCCGACATCGTAGCGGCGCCGAAGATGCCGTCGAGGGTCGAGAGCAGGATCGCCTGGAACCTGCGCGCCCAGTATCCGGCCACGAGATCGCCAATGGCTCGCATCGGGTCGTCGCCCGCCAGCAGGTGCGCCAAGTCGTTGACGCCCCAGGCACGGCCACGAGCCTGCCGACGCGCCACGTCCTGCCCGGCGGTGATCTTGCCCGGCGTCAGCGCTCCCTGGTCCGAGAGCACCTCATCGTCGCCCGTCAGGTCCTCCCAATAGGGCATGTGCACCAGCGTGCCGCCGCTGTTCGCGAGTCGGTCGAACTCCGTCGTGTTCGCAATGATCCCCGACTGATACAGCGCCGACAGTTCCATGCTGCGCTGGATCACATACGGGTTAAATACCTCGGGAATGATCACGTCCGAGATTTTGGTAGACATAACTCAATCACTTTCCTTTCGCTTCTTTCTGCAGACGGGCCGCGAGCTGCGGATTCTCCCGCAGGATGCGACCCTGTTCGGTCAGATTGAAATGCTCCTTGCTCCACGGGTTACGGTCGATGCCGCCCCCGCCGCCTGTGAATTCACTGCCGCTCTTGCCTGGTGCTTGCGTCCCTTTGAGTTCGGGCAGGTCGTTGAGCACGGCCTCAAGCGCGGCCTTGATCGCCGCCGCGTCAGGATTGCCTTGCTCGTCCACATCGACGCCCGACAGGTCAGCGAGTTTGAGCGCATAGGCGATGCGCTCAGGCTTGATACCAAGCGTCACAGCCTGGACGCGCGCCTCGGCGTTGATAAGGCGCTCGTTGGCCGCGGCCTGCGCCTCTTGTGCCTTGCGTTCGGCCTCCTCTTTTTCGGCCTTGAGCCGCTCCTCGGCGCTCATTTGCTCCTTCTTGCGCGCTTCTTCCGCCTCGGCTTCCCACTGTTTGCGGGCGCGGGCGAGACGCTTTTCGATCATGGCGTCGATCTCGGCTTGGGTCATCGTTTTAACGTCGCCCTTGCCCTTGTCGCCGCCACCGGCGTTATCTGGACCGCCGTCGCCACCGGTGCCGCCGTCATTGCCCCCGGCGTTGGGGTCGCCGCCCTCTCCAGGCTCGGCGAACAGTTGCAGGTTGATCTTGAATCGCTCGTCGGTTTGCATGTCGTACCTCCATCCGTTTTAGGGCCGTCGCCCATGTATCCAGCAGTTTTGAGCCGTGCCGTAGGGCAAAAGAAAAGCGCCCCGAAGGACGCTTTGTGATAAACTGTTGGCATGCCTGATAAATCAAACTTGGTCAAAGGTCAATTCCGCCCACCCGCGCCGCCCGTGTCGGCCCGCATCGACGCCGACGTGTTGCAGGAAGTCGAGCACCGGGAGGACGGCCCCTGGCTCGTCGTCTACGTGTCCGGTCGCAAGGTCGGCGAGGTGCCGATCGAGCCGGGAACGGAGCCGAAGCTCAAGCGGGCGAAGGTGTTGGACTTTCCTCACACCGCTCCGTCCGACATCGTTCCATTCGATGTCACCTCGCCCCCGTAATCGACTCGCGCTCACGCCTGCGCTTGTGCTCCCTGCCCGATCTGGCAAGGTGCCGTTCAAGCTCCATTTCCCACTTCGTCACCATCTGCTGCGCCTGCATCCTTGCATCCATCGTGAGCGCCACGGCTTCCCTCCGCTTGTACTTGCGGATGTTACGCTCGATCTCCCGTTGGCGTTGCCGCGCCTCGTAGGAGGCTTCCCTCAGTTCCTTCGGGCGCCTCTCTGGCGGCTCCGTCAGACCGGGAATGAACGCCGAAATGCTATGTGTGCAATTTGGGTGCTGCAAGCCGTCTGCGTGCGCCTCGTCGACGGTCGGGTACCGCCCCGCATACTCGCCGCCGAGCGAGAGGATTCGCCCTTCCCACGGATCGCACTTTTCGCACGGTGACGGCGAGTGTGACACGATCACGAGGTCGTAGTTGTTCTCTCGCAATCGGTCAAGGTGCCCTTCCACCGCAGCCCGACCGGACGCCGTGCGCGTCGCCATCTCAGCGTAGCTTGCGATGTCCCAATTACGACCTGCCGCGTCGACGAAGCCCGTGATACCCTGATCGGCCCAGACATTGAGCGCTACCTGCGCTGCCTCTCGGCGCGTCATCACGCCCGTGAGCGAGTAACTTGCCGCCTCTGCAACGACGCTGCGGTACATATCCTCCGCAACGCGCAAAATGCGAAAGTGTGTTCCCATCAGCTTCCTCGTCGACTCTCCAACGATGCGCTCCACGGCTCGACGGTGCGTCACATGAAAGCTCGTGACAAGAGGTCGGTCGATCACGCTCTTTAGGTCGGCGACCGCCTCGGCGCTCCCGCCTTGGTACGCCTCCCACACCGCCTTGCTGACTTGTTGCATCGCCTCTTTCTCCAGCTTCGAGGCTTCACGCTCGATGTCGCGCCGCACTCGCTGGATTTCGGCGAGCTTTGCTTGTTCCCAACCGTCGCTTTCGATGCCCTCAGCAATCGACTGCGCCACGCGCTGGAGCATGATGCGTTCAGCGTTGGCGTAGATGCGCCTAAGCTCAAGGGCCGCGTCTTCCCAATCTGCGGGTGAGGTGGGCATTACGTCCCACCTCTCTCGATGACGAGAAATTCGATCCCGTTCTCGTGCAGGACGACGTTCAGGTGTTCGACGTTGATCTGTTGACCGTCCGGCTTCAGCACTACGTGCGTCCACCTACCAGTTCGGTGCTCTCTCACAGCCGTTCCCCATGCAAACTCGTGCATCTCCCACACCTGCAACGGAATCACGTTCTCCATCAGTCAACCCCCACCTGGAACGGGTCCTCCACGAACCGACCCTGCTCCGCCTGGATGCGCTGGACCTCGGCGTCGATCTCCTCATCGCTCCAGTCAGGATGCAGCATCTCGACCAGCGTGCGAGTGGAGGCCGCTCTCGCACGGGAAAGCAGCTCGACCGACTCCGCGACCTCCTGCGTACTCTCAGCAATGCTATCTGCCAGCGCCACCGCCGGGCGATACGGCGTCACGCCGCTGCGGAAAATTTCGCGGTCGAGCACGAGCATCATCCACAGTACATCAGCGAGCGCAGGCTCCCAGTAGCGCCGTTTCTTCGCCGTCGTGACGAAAGATTTGCGTTCCCTAACCTTCAGTGCTGTCCCGCTTTCCGCCCGCCCCTCGATGTGCAAACCGAAGCTCTGCGGGCTGTATCCGGCGGCGCTGATGATGCGCTCAAGGTAGTGCAGGCAGGTTTGCTCGTGCTCCGTGAAGCGGATCGCAGGCTGAAACAGCGTCGCCGTCAGCGCGCCTTCGGTGGAATCCATCGGCAGTGCGACGAATAGCTCCTTGTCCTCGTCGAAGCGCAATACGGCCTTACCATCCTGCGTCATCGCGACGGGTTGAAGCCATGTGTCGGGGATCACCAGGCGCGCCTTCGCAAGCCGGATGTCCCGCTGCCAGGACGTGTACGCCTCGTCAAGTGCGTCCATTAGGCCCTCGCTGCCTGAGTAGTCACTGCGGCCCAGGTACGAGCCGATTGGATCGCTGCGCCACACCCGAGACGGGCGCATGTTGGGCACATACCGGATCGCCAGCGTGTCCTGCATCTGCGGCGGCAGCGTCACGACCTCCTGCAGATCTGCCGTCGCCGGATGTGACGCAAGCGGCACCCGGCGGCCAAGTTCCGACGTCGTGCCGCGGTACAGCCCGTGCAGGATCACGCCCGGCTCATGCCGCTCCAAATGCCGCCAGACGGTCTGCCCGTCGTCCTCGACCACGCGCCACAGCGTCACAGCAACGAGCTGACCCCACCGAAACTCAGGCAATGCCGCGTCCGCCTGCACCACGCGCAGGAGCGGCATGTCGGCGACGCTGGTGTCCCAAACCGGGCCGATAAACACGCCGCCAAGCGCCGAAGCCGTCTCGGCGGCTTCAAGAAGCCTGCTGTGCACGCCGCTGTCGTCGATGAGTTCCCAGAGCCTGTCTTGCGCCTCAATCGCGTCCCGCGGCGCGCTCTCATCAAACGCCTCCGCGATGCGGATGTCCGGCACCTCACTAAACAGCAGGTCCGCCGCGGCCTCCGCGATGTCGCCAGCAACAGGCACGTGCAGCATGACGCGGCGTTCCTCGCGCACCTCTCGTGCCCAGAAACGACCATGCGGACCGCGGACGACAAGGCGTGCGTAGACGTCGGCGATCTGTTGAGCGTCGCCGGAGTACCAAGCGCTCCACTCTGCGTATTTGTCATAGATCGCCTGCCACTCGTTCGGTGGCCAAGCGATGTTGCCGCCTTCTGGTAGAGCCATCTACGCCGCTCCTTTCTCTGCCACGATCCACGGTCGCCACACGCGTCGCAAACCGCGCACCGCATAGCGCAAGGCATCACATCCGTGGTCATTCTGCTTCAACGGCTTGTCTTCGCCTCTCACTTGCGCTTTATCGTCCCACACGTACGTGCCCATTTCTTCGATCAGGCCCGTGCAACTCGCATGAATCTTAAGCCGTCCCGCACCCAAGAGTGTGCTCACGTCCTGGATGCCGTCGATGACGGCGTTGTCGGCGGGCCACGTGCGAATTCCGTCGTGGCGCAACTGCGTGATAAACGACGCCGCCGACGGGTCGATCCAAATCCTCTGCGGAACGACGTTGCCGAGCCACCGCCGCAGTTCTGCGCTTAGCTGAGCGTCCGTCAGCCGCCGCCCCTTCGCCTCGCTGTCCCAGCGCCACTCGCGGCAGACGTAGAGCACTCCGTCCTGACCGACGCCGAGAAGGAGAAACACCGTCGGGTTCGTCGTGCCATAGTCGATGCCGACGTAATAGTGTTGGATCGGCGGGAGCGCCTTTATGACGTGTTGATCGGGGTCGAACATGTCGTAAACAGTACCTTCGGCGAGGACCCAGAGGCCGAGGATGTAGCGTTTGTACCACAGGCCCGTGTATTCCCGCTTGAGCGACTCGACGTAGGCTGGGTCGAGGTTTGGATTGTCATCAAGTCCGAAGCTCCAGTGCCGCAGGTCCAGCTCATGCGCCCGGTCGATGAAATCCCGCTTGAGCCAGTGAAACGGACTGTCCGGGTTCGTCGTGCCGAAGAAGCGCGCTCCTGGAAGTGACAGGCGCGAGAGCATCATGGCGAAGAAGCTCTCCGGCCACAGCGTGATCTCATCGCCGTAGCATCCCACGAGAGTCAGACCCCGGATTTTACCCTCACTGCGCTCGTCGTTCGCACCCGCGAGATAGACCCGTCTCCCGAGGATCATCGCTTCGCCTTTGCCGGACAACAGGCGAAACTCGTCCTCGTCCAACATCTCGGCAATGGGGTCGAGGATGTTTCGCTTGAGCGTACGCTCTGTCTTTCCGACCATGAGCAATTCGCCTGGAGGCCCATGCGCGACAAAATCGAGCCACCGGATGATACTCGCGACCGTCTTGCCCGAACGCACCGAACCATGCCAGATGTTGAGTCGCGCGTCTGCCTCAAGGATCGAGCGCCGTTGCTTACCCGTCGGTAGCGCCAACGTCGGCATCGGCCTCATCCCCCCGCAGGCGTTGCATTAGCTCGCTGATTGCACCGCGCCGCTTGCCGCCGTCGTCGTCCTCCTGGCGGCGCTTATCCAAGAGCACCGCCAGTGCCATCGCTAGTTGCTGCAATTCGCCAGGTTTTGCCAGAATCTCAAGCATCGCGTCGGCCTTGTCAAGCGCCTTGTCAATCAGGCGAATCCGCTCGGCGCGTGCGTAAGTGATCCGGGCCTCGGTCGCTTTTTTCGGCTCGGCAACATTGCTCTTGATCCCTTCGACCTTCGCAATCCGGTTGATGGTGGACACATGACGCCCGAACTTGCGAGCGATTGCTCCCTGCGACATCTCGCCACTCTTGAGGGCTTCGATGATCTGTTGGCGCTCTTTCTCGCTCACAGGCTTCGGACGCATGACCACCACCTTCCTTCACAAACGGCGCGCGACGCGCCCCGCGGCGGAGGTGAGACCGCGGGGCGTCGGGCCTGTGATCGTATTGCGCGCCGTGCCCGATAAATTCTACTTCGCCAACGGTAGCGCAGGCTGTAGCTCTGCCATGCGCTTTCGGATGACCTCGCAATACTCCGGCTCCTTCTCGATCCCGATACACGAAAAACCCTCCTGGATCGCTGCCAGGAGGGTTGTGCCGGAACCGGAGAAGGGGTCGAGGACTGTGCCGCCGGGAGGAGTGATGAGACGGATCATCCAGGCGGCCAAATCACGTGGATATGCTGCCGGGTGGCCGCGCGAGTCTGTTTGGGAAGGCGATACGGCAACCCAATCACGACAACGAGCGATTCCGCTTCTCAAGTCGGATGCCCCAGCCAGCCATTTCTTAAAACCTTCACCAGCCAGGCTTACGCCTATCCTGTCTGAAAACCTCCCATTCGCCTTGGGATCGCAGTACGGTTGCTGATCCTTCGCAAACCACAAAATGCGTTCCCAAGAACGTCTGGGTCGCTTCGGGTGTCCAACAGGAGGCGCGTCAGGCTTCATCCAAATCAACTCATCACATTCGATCCATCCCGCCTCACGCAGTGCCAAACGGGTCCGATGCACGTAGTCCGACATCTCGCCGTTGCGAATGTGCTCCCGAATGTTGATGAGCACGCTCCCATGCGGCTTCAAAATGCGGCGCACCTGCTCCATCCACGCTACAGTCCAAGCGGGGTATTCCGCTTCTGGAACGCCGCCATACAACTTCGCCCGTTGCATCGCGTAAGGCGGCGACGTAACAACCGAGTCGACACTTCCCTCGGGCAAGCCCTTCATCACTTCGATGCAGTCGCCTTCGTAGAGCGTCCACTCGGCCATGCGCTCACCCCCACAAAAAAAGCGCCGCCCATCGGCGACGCCATTCTATCAAAAGCAAAATGCCGCACACCCTTGTTTGGGTGTACGGCTATCGCCGCTATTATACACCTGTTTTGCAAGTGTCGTCAACACCTCATGCGATTGTCCACTTTGGCGCGGGTTTGTTGGTGTACTGTCGCTTTCGTCGTCGACCGCCCTTGCTCCCGCCGCCGTGCTTGTCCTGCCTGCCCAGAGGAGCAAGATGCCCCCAAGGATACAGTGCGCCGTCGTTTGGATCGGGCTGCTCACCCTCCAATCGTTCGCGGTGCAGCTCATCGAACGTCCGGCGCACGTCGTCGGCGTCGTAGTCGATGAGTTGCGTCACAAACCGGCATACCGGGCACCTAATCCAGCCAGTGTGTTCCTCAATCGGTTGCATCACCGCGTCATCTTTGAAACAGCGCACCTCATCATATCGCATGGGCATGCTCCTCATTTCTCACCCGGCACGTCGTACTACACGCAACTCATCGTAAGGGAAACTCTCGCGATAACCACAATCCAGCTCCACCGTCGCAAACCGCGGGCCTGTCCACACGACGCGTCCGCGCAGGCGTTGCTGCGTCATCCGCACGTCACGCCGATCCGTGCGCTTGCCCCACGCTGTCAGATGCACGACTACCTCCACGCGGTCGCCTATCTGTACGCTCACGCCCCACCACCTCCGTTTTTCGCCTCAGAACGTTTGAGAGCCGACAACAGCGCAGCGCGGCAGATGGCTTCTGGTGCGTTCTTGCTCGACACCACCACTTCTGCGCCACCGACAGCGACGACCCAATCGCCCTTGACGTAGGTGATCGTGAGGGCTTCGTCAGGCGTCGCGAGGTGCTCCACAACCTGCCATGCCGCGTCGATGTCTCGACTGTATGGCACAGGACCGGCGACTGGCGACCACGTTAGTCCGAGAACATCCCTCGCCACCGCCTCGTCAAGCTCCCGCCCGCTCAACCGCATCACGTCGTCCCGCGTCATGCTCATTGCTTGACCTCGCCTCCTGTCAGGCGTTGCGCTTGACGCGCCGCTTCATCCGCTCTCCCCGCCGCCTGACACAGCGCCACGACCAGCACGCCCACGATGCAGCCGACCCATGCGCCGAGTAGGAACGTCATGCGCTCTTCTCCTCCGCCTCAGCGATTGCTCCCGCGGCTCGGATTATCTTGACGCACAACTCAAAGAGGCGGAAGTCGAGCTCGCGCGCAATTCCCTGTTCCAGTTCCCGGCACAGTTTGTTCAACTGTTCCTCGTCAAGCCCCGATGTGTCCCCCTCAATGGCGACTCGCACCGGAGCCGAAACGACCAATGCCAGGTTGTCCCCAAACCGCAACCTCGTCTCGACTTTGCCGTCGTTCTTGTACGTCATGTCCTTGATCTTCATCACACAGCCGCCTCCTTCGCCTCCGCTATCTCCACCTCGACGCGCTCCGGCGTCCCCGTCATCGCATACACATGCAGCGCCACGACCTGGCTGTCGTCCCGGTACGCGACTCCGTTCAGCCCGTCCATGATTGACTTCGCGGCGTTGTCGATGTCGGCCCGCCGTCGCCCTTTAGAGTACAGCCACATCCGCAGCGCAACAGGGCCGTCGATCATCGTCACGGCTGCAGCCCGCGCTTCCCATGCGACGCGCTCCTCATACTCCCGCGTCTCGCGAGGCGTGTAGGTGACGACGCGGTTGCCGCGGCGCAGAGCCACGCGCGGGCGACGTTTGCCGTGAGGTCGGCCAGGGATCACGAATCGCACCGCGATCCCTCCTTCCGGCCAAACTCCCTCTTCAAGTCCTCTTCGTCCCGATAGCACATCCTAATACCCTGACGGCGCAGGTAACGGTCCAGTACCGCAACGTTGTGCCCGATGTTCAGAAGGAGGCGAAGAGCGAGAATGAGGCCGACCAGATTCGCGACGCCGACCACCAAGAGAAACATAATCACTCCCGCCCCTCCTCCCGGTCCACCGCCGCATACGGGTTCGCCGGCGCGGAGGAGAGGGCGGCAGCGAGTTCGCAGTCAGGGGCGTGGCCGTCTCGTTTCTCCCATCCGCACCAGGGACAAACGTCGCCGTTCTCATTTGGATCGTATCCCCGCCACTCCACCCGCTCCAGCACCCGCCGCAGCCATGCCTCGCGGACGAGGGCGGTGTCACGATCCTGGTGCGCCTGCGCGAGCTGGCGGCGGAGACAGAGTGTCGACTCCTCGACGTAGCCTGAAATCCTCTTGCTCGACTTACAGGCCCAATCGTAGGTGTAGGCTCCAGGCTCAACAGGTAACGCCCCACACTTCGGACACCGCTCCTGCTCATCGGACATCGGTGACACCTCCGGCTTCTAGCTCATCCACGCAATCCGGGCAAAGCCATAGATTGCTGTACTCTTGAAACCCGAGCCGTTCAGCCCGCCTCTTCGCGTCGTCTTCATCGACTGCGCCCAACAGGATGGCTCCCTGAACACATGCCGAGCAAGCAACACACCAAGCAAGACCAATCCTGCCAGGCTCGATCGTTCTATGCACGATCCCCACCTCCCGGCGCATGGAGGGCGGCCTTTGCACGCCCTTTCTTCTCATCAATGCACCTCGGGCATGTCCATTTCCGACGAAGTTGCCCTCTATGCCGCATCCTGCGCCAGCACATAGTGACGAGAAGTCGTTTGAACCTTCGCTTTTGATCACTCGGATACCACACGTTCTGCGAGCATGAGATGCACGTAACCTCAATCCCGCCTCGCCGATTGAGAATCAAATCGTTACTGTAGTGGATCACACCGCGTGGAGTCGTAGGTCCCCAGCTAAGCACCACGGATGCCATCCCCTTTCTCGCCGTCGAGGAGAGCGAGGGCTGTGACAAGCGCCCGTTTCGCCCGGTACGACAACTCGCCACCTGTAGGGCATAGGTCGAAACTACATTGATCGCACTCGGCGATATGATCGTTGCGATCGTGTTGCGCCGTCACCGCCGCCGCCAACGTCTCCCGCTCCCGCATGATTCTTTGCAGTCTAGCTGGCAGGTCGCTCAGTCTCCATTGCTTGCCCTGCGTCTGAAACTCAGACGAGTTCCGGCTAATCATCAAATGACACTCGCCAACCGACGAACGCAGAAACTCGGCGTTTTCCTTTACGTAGGCACGCTCCCGCCGCAGACGCTCGATCTCGTCGAGCATCGCGAGGACGGTCGGCGGTGTGAATTCCCGGCCGTAAGTCACGCACCGCCATAAGTTTTCAGGAAGTTGGCGTTCCTCAAGCGGCAATTGCTCAACAGTGTTAGCCGCCTCTGCGATCCGGCGTAGCTCTGCGAGGCGGGCGGGGGTCAACGTCCGCTCACTCAACGTCTGCCGCACCGCCCCCGCCGTCGTCGCCTCGCTGTCGATCATCGCCCGCTCATCGCTCATCGGTGGCACCTCCCGTGTTCACGAACGTCCTCTCCACCGCCCGCCGCAGGCTCGATGTAGCTCGCTCTATATCCCTCACGTGATCCAGGATCGCCGCCGTCACGCCGCGAGAAAGCAGCTCTCTGAGACGCTCCTCCCATCCCCATCGGTAGGGGTCGATCCCCGCCTCGCGAAGTACAGCCTGGATCTTTTCGAGTTCCCGCTTCGGCTGTTCCCACTCGCTGTCGAGCTTCCGCCGCAGATCCTGGAGCTCGTTTTCCTGTTTGAGGAGTTGCGACCACAATTTACCCTTGACGGCGTCCCCCATGTCACTCCGAGATCGTTTGTCCGCCAACCATGCCTCGAACATCTCGCGCTTGCTGCTGAAAAAGGGATGACCCCCATCGTCGCAGTGGGACATGAGGATGTGGTACAGCATGTCCGCCGAGAGTTCGATACGGCGATAGACGGCCTTCTTCCGCGTCGTCAGCGACTTGGTTTCCGGGTTGTACCAGACGAGACCGACCTCTTCGGCGACCTCCTCCGGTTGGATTAGACCGGACGGGCAAGCGAAGTAGAGTTCGTGGCAGAGGGGCAGATAGTCGGTCCATTTGGTGTCGCTCGTGAAATCAGACCGATTGACCTTGACTTCATAGCCGATCAAGCACGGCTGCGTCCACGATTTGCGGACGGCCAGACCGTCGATGATTCGCAGACGACCGCGCTCCACGCCCTGCGTCTTTCCGTTGCGCACCTGCGTAAAAAAGGAGTCAGGTCGCTGCATCTTCTTCGTATGCTTGGCGTGCAGTGCCCGAAGAACTTCGTCGGCACGAACGTATGGAACGCTCACGCCTCCCCACCTCCCGACGCACGGAGGGCGGCTTGCGCGCCCCCGTGTTTCCGCACCAGCTTTACAACCGCGTCGCTGTACTCCGACGTAATACCGTACTTGCGAGCGAACCAATGGCCCCACGCGAACAGGTCGTCGAGCGAATCCGACTCCGGATCGACCTCCGGCTCCGGCTCATCGAAGCCGGGCTCGGGGCGCAAAAGGTGCTTCAATGCATCGAGTTCGGTCGCAAACTCTTTGTCTTGCATCAACTCCGCAATGTGCTTTTCCACACGTTCCATGGCTTGCTCCAGCCTTTCGCCCAGGTCATGCACCGTACTCATCACCTCCCGGCGCCCTCAGCGCATTCTCAGCCTCGCCGACCCAACAGCCCTGTAGGCATGTCAATCACACCCGCCACCACTTTTCACGGCAGTCTTCAGTCTCGTGTCAGTACGCCTCTCCTTGGACGAGAGCGACACAAGAGCGTCGATGATGCGATGCTCCGCCGACTGAATCCTCCCATGAGCCAACTCGTCTCGTGCGTCTTCTAGGTATCGGCCTGCCCTGCGTTGCTCCTGTTCGAGTACACTGATAACGTCCTCAAGGGTGCGTCGATCCAGTTGCAGCGCGTCTACGGCTT